CCTCCAGAGTACCGCCGATCACCAACCGATCGCCCCCATCGGCGAGGTAGTTTTTGCAATTGCGGGTCACATCACCCACTGGGTTATCCATGATCTCCATATAACCCCTCCGTTATGCCTTTTGCTGCAGTACCTTGATCGCTTCCGGCAGGATGAGCTTGCCGTCCACACGCTGCGTCGCCATAAAGCCAACCTGACCAGTGGTCGCGAACAGCTCATTCAAGCGTTTGAAGGAACGACCCTGACGGTCTGCAATCCAGTAGTACCCGAAATCACCGAACGCGATGGACTTCGCGCCTGCCGCGATCGTAGGAACATAGGCAGACGTTTGCACAGGACGATTCAGAATCGTATCGGGTGTGTTTGCAGTCAGCGCAGGCTGCCAGAAGTATTGACCTTGGCCGTCTTTGAGCTTGCGAATCGCCTTCACCGTCGCATCGTTCATGACGAAAACGGCCTTCTTGCGATACGGCGATTTCAGGCTGTAGAAAAGGTCGAGCACTTCATCGACGGTAATCGCCGCAGATGCAGCCGCGGTAACACCAACCTGTGCGCCGCCTGTCGTGTGGAAGATGCCGGTCGGTTTGCCGTTCGCATCTCCGACGAAGAAAGCTTCCTCTTCCTTATGTCCGATCCGGCGCGCGAACTCCGTCGTGATATAGCTCTGTAAATCGAACACGGAGTCATTTAGCAGCTCATCCGACACTTTGATGAAAGTGCCAAGCTTGAACGCGCCGATCGAGGTCTGGCCGAACGCCTCGTCGCTTTCGGGTACGAGTTCTTCTTCATCCAGCCAGGACGCGGAACCGTGCGTCGTGACGACGGGGATCTTGCGATCACCGCTCGACGTCTGGATCACCCGCGCGAGCGTGCGGAAAATGTTCTCTTCCTCGAGAGCGTCGACCAACGTATGATCGAATTCATCGGGCGCAAGGTATCCACCTTCGCTGTCAGTACCAATCTGGAGCGCATTGACCACATCGTAGCGCGGATTTTTTGCGCGCATGACGTTCCAGAATGCCTTTTTGTATTCATCGGATGCGCGGCCGGTTTTAGAATCCATGCTGTTTGCGACAGGTTTGTTCGTCAGGGGATCGGCCGTGGGTTTGTTCAGCTCGGCATCCAGAGCAGCCTGCCGTTCCAATCGGTCGATCTCCTTACCGAGATTGACGACGTCAGCTTCCATTTTGTCATATGTTGCCACGTCCTCTGCGGACAGAAGACCGTCGTTGCCGCGCTTTGTATCGAGAAACGCTTTTGCCGCGTCCCACGCTTTGGCGCGCTTTTCGCGGAGTTCCTGAATCTGGTTCATATTTCTCTCCTTATTTCTTCAAAAGATTGAGCCGCTGATACAGCGGCTCGGAAGGGTGCTTGTGTTCTGTTTTCGGGATTTTGCTCAGGAGCGAGTTCGTCACCGCGCGGCGGCTGAATTGGTAGCCATTAATCGGAATACCGTCCGGCACACCCGTTTCGCGTACCAGGATACCGTCAGCGAACCCAAGTTCGATCGCCTTTTGCGCATTCATCCACGTCTCAGCGTCCATGAGGTGCGCAATCTTTGCGCGGGACGTACCCGTTTTCAGCTCATATGCGTTGATGATGCTCTCCTTCACCTCATCAAGCATGGCAATCGCCTTTTGCATTTCCTCGCTATCGCCGATCGCCACCGTAAGCGGGTAGGGTAGGAAAACGCCGCCTGACCGCTTTTCAGCGGCAGGTTTGCGCAGTCCCCCCTCCAAACCGGACTTACCCCTCTCAAGGTATCCGGCTTTCCATTTACACTAATTACGTATTAAAGCTCCTGCCATGTATTTCATAATGGCATTTTTTGCAAACCACAAGCGTTTTTCGCTTCCTTGAAATCATTACTTTTTCCCACGCGGCTTTTCCCTTGAGATTTTTCAGTTTGTTGATGTGGTGAATCTCAAAGGTCGTGTTTTCCGCTCCACACAGTTCGCATTTGCTCGCTTTCAGCCGCTTCTCGAGTTCGTTGAACCCGTAGTGCGGATTAGCGATTGCGTCTCCACCATCTGCGAATTTTTGGCTTTTCTTGGCGTTCAAGTCAGAAAACCGGACAATTGGCATATAAGCCTTCCCCTTTTTGGTGTCATAAGGGATAGCCCATGTTTTTCCATGCCTGAATTGGTCAATTATCTGTCCAATGCTCCGCTGATGTTTTCGTGCAAGGGTTTTCAGGCAGCTGTATTCCATAAGGTATACAAAGAATTTCAGTTTGCCAAAGTTGCTTGCCATGCGGTAATAATTGCAGATGCCACGCGTTTGTGCATTGTAGCTGTCTACGATTTCAAGATCTGTGTTACGCAAGACGGCACTCCGATGCTGTGATTGCAATGTGCCATCTTTACCTACCGCCGCTATTTGTTTGTCCAATACAAACCGTTCTATTTTCTCTTTCAGCGGGACAAGAAGCTCCACCGTTTGATTGAGCGTCCGCTGTATTACTCCGTCAGAACGACTTTTCAATTGGCTGCTACGCCTCACCCGCACGTCATAACCCAAAAAGCGGGCACATTCCGAACTGTGGGTGATTTTTGTTTTCTCGTCGCTCATATCGAGTTTTAATCGGTCTGCAAGAAAATGTTTTAAGAGAGATTTTATTTCTTGGCAATCTTCTTTTGTGCCGTTTACCCCAATGAGAAAATCGTCAGCGTATCGCACATAGACCAACTTTTTGTCGCTTTGGTCTTTCGCAGGTAATTTCACCAGTTCGCTTTTGAGCCGTTTTAATTCTGCGACCAATGCTATTTTTTCGGTAGCGTCGGTCGTTTCATTCAGCCTGCGGCGTACCTTGTCTATTGCCCATCTTTTTGCACTATATTCGTGCGTTTTAGTGTGCAATGGCGGTCTGTCAAAACCCTTCTTCAGCTCTTCCACTTTGCGGTCCAGTTCATGGAGGTAGATGTTTGCAAGTATCGGCGAGATAATGCCGCCCTGCGGTGTACCACTGTAGGTCGCGTTATACTTCCACTGTTCTATATAGCCCGCTTTGAGGAATTTCCCGATAAGGTTCACAAATCGCGTATCTTTGATTTTCTCCGCAAGAAGCGATAACAAGACGGTATGGTCTATGTTGTCAAAGCAACCTTTGATGTCGCCCTCTATGAACCATTTGGTACCGTTGAACCCTTTGCTTATCTGCGTCAGCGCCGTATGGCAGCTTCTGTTCGGACGGAAACCGTGCGAACGATCACTGAATATCGGCTCATAGATGGCTTCAAGGTACATTCTGATAACATCCTGAACGATTTTATCCCTGAAAGACGGTATCCCTAATGGGCGTTGCTTGCCGTTCTTTTTTGGTATGTACGTTCTTCGCACAGGTTTCGGTTCATATGTTCCGTTTGACAAGTCGCAAATGATATTTTCTATGTACTCCTTGCCAAAACCATCTGCCGTGTCCTCATCTGTGCCCTTAGTTGCCGCTCCTTGGTTGGCGTACAGATTTTTGTACGCCGCGTAGTAAACGTCCTCTCTTAAAAGATAGCGGTAAAGACGGGTAAATACCCCGTCTTTGTGGTCTGCCGAACTTTTGTTGATACGTTTCAAAATCTCCGTTGTTGGATTCATCGAGGTTTCTCCTCCCTTTCAACTTCGCTTTTGAAGTCGCGTAAACTGCGTCCCTTCGCCGTTATTGCGTCATTAACGCACTTGACTACTACGGACGCTCCGTACCCTTGCGGAATATTCAAGCCCTTAGGCTATAGCTTTCCAGCGTTTCCGTTTAGGGTATCCCCAGTTAGCATTCTCGCTCGGTATGGGAATTGTCGGTTTCGTTTTCGGTTTCTTAAAGCAAGTTCTCTTGCCCACGACGCGACAGTGTAATCACTCTTTTGACCACAACCCTATCAAAAGCCAATCGCGTACAAGGTTTCAGACTAATTTCCTTGTCCCTATGATAACGGGCGTAAAACCTCACGTTCACCAAATACAGGTTAAACCTCATATTCCCTTGTCATTGCAGCTCAGTCGTGCCCTTTAGCCTTTGGGCAACTCGCCGCTTTCCTGCCGTGCTTTGTTCCCGTATTAGCTTTCGCCTTTCGGTTAGGCAGGTTGACTTCCCCGTGATTAAGGGGAGCGGATACCTTAATTTTCCGCTGTCGAGAACGCCCTATCTGGGCGCACATTATGGATCATGAGTAAGCTCGTCGGAGCCATGAGTACCTCGGTACCGGCCATGGCGATGACTGATGCGGCGCTCGCCGCAATGCCATCGATTTTAACCGTCACCCTTCCTTTGTACTCCATGAGCATGGTGTAGATCTGACTCGCTGCGACGCAATCGCCGCCCGGGCTGTTTACCCAGATCACAACGTCGCCTGCGCCAGTGTTCAGTTGCTCCCGAAACGCTTTCGGCGTAACGTCGTCGTCGAACCATGATTCCTCGGCGATCACACCATCGATGGTCAGTGTGCGGGTGCCGTCCTCGTTTCGCACCCAGTTCCAGAATTGTTTTTTCAAGAGGAATCCTCCCTTTTATGTTGTGTTCCCGCGAACAAGCCCGCGTCTTCAAGCTTTGTCATTGCCCCGTTGATCAGGTACAGATCGCCGCCAAGATCAGGCGCGATGCGATCAAGGTTTTCCAGTTCGCGGATGTCGTTCGCACTCATCCAGCCATTCTGCCGCGCGGTGGCGTACCCGCTCATACGGGAGGCGTAATCGCCGCGCAACAGTCCATCCACATTGAACTTGATGAAGAACGTCGGCTTCTCGCTCTCGCTGAGCAGTACTCGGCACATGCTCTGTTCCCAACGCACGACCCAGGGATCAAGGGTATACTTCACGAATTCAAGCGACTGTTGCTCAATGTTGCTGAACGACGATTTCTCCAAATCCGCCAGCATGTGTGGCGGTATGCGGAAGATACGCGCAATCTCGTTTATCTGAAACTTGCGCGTTTCCAGAAACTGTGCCTGTTCCGGCGCGATCCCGATGGGCGTATACTTCATACCCTCTTCGAGCACCGCAATCTTGTGCGCATTCGCGCTTCCCTGATACGCTGAGTTCCAGCTTTCCTTGACTCGCTGCGGGTCTTTGATCGTGCCGGGATGCTCCAGCACTCCTGCTGGGGCAGCGCCGTTGGCAAAGAACTTCGCGCCATACTCCTCCGTCGCGATTGCCAATCCAATGGCGTTCTTCGCCATGGCGATCGGGCTGTAGCCGATTAAGCCGTCGAAACCGAGTCCGGGGATGTGTAGCACATCTGATGGAGAAAGCGTCACCTGCGTCGATTTTCCGAGTGTGGTCGGATCCTCCGACCCACGCTGATACAAATAAAAAAGTCGACCGCTTTGATCACGGTCGACTGTCATTTTGTTTGGCATGAGCGGGTAGAGCGCGATCACCTCGCCTCTAGCGTTTCGGATGATCTGCGCGTAGGCGTTGCCCCACAGAAGCAGGTGGCTCATAAGCGTTTCTCGAAACGCGAAGCTCGTCATCTCAGGGTTCGGCTCATCGTGTAGCAGCCGGTAAAGCGGATGCTTGAACGCCTTTTCTTTGCCACCGCTGTTGTTGTATCGGTAAACGTTCAGCGGCAAGCCCGCGACGGTCTCCGACAGGATCCTCACGCAGGAGTACACCGCCGTCATCTGCATGGCGGTCGTTTCGTTCACCGGTTTTCCGCTCGACGTGCCGCCGAAGAAGAAACTGTAACGACTGCCGTTGAGGGAGTCTTTCGGCTTATCACGTGAGCGAAATAAGGATCTGAGTGGATTCATGAACGTCCTCCGTGCACTAGAATGATTGACTTATTACAGATAGTGGGATACAGTGACAGGTGTGTGGTGCCAATCTGCACCACGCAATATTATAAATGAGGTATTAGATGTACAACGACAAGACCATCGTCTGCAAAGATTGCGGACAAGAATTCACCTTTACTGCCAACGAGCAAGAATTTTTCGCCGAAAAAGGCTTTACGAATGAACCGCAGCGTTGCAAGTCCTGCCGGGTTGCTCGTAAGGGTAACTCCAATGGCGGTTCCCGCGATGGCGGCTACCGTGACAATGCACCCCGTCAAATGTACGATGCGATATGCGCAGATTGCGGGAAGCCCTGTCAGGTTCCGTTCCAGCCAACCACTGACAGACCGATTAAGTGCAGCGATTGCTTCAGAAGCAACAGGTACTAACAAAGAGGTGCATCCGTCACTGGATGCACCTTTCCTATATCAGCAACAGACCCCGGCCGTCATAAACGCTGGTGCTATCTCCGCCGCCATTCCGCAACGCTCGATCCAGCGCCATAATCGTCGCTACAGCACCGTCGATTTTCTCGGTGCTTTTTTCTTTGTCCGGCTTTATATTCCCCGCAGGATCAGTGCGGATGTAGATGTTGTCCATCATCCAGCGCAACACCGGCTGACCTCCGTGCGCGATCTTCTTTTCCATCGTCAGCTTCATGAGCTCCTTAGTCGGAGGTGACATATCCTTGAACCCCTGACCAAACGGAACGACCGTGAACCCCAAGCCTTCGAGGTTCTGTACCATCTGCACCGCACCCCAACGGTCAAACGCGATTTCACGAATGTTGAACATTTCCCCGAGCTTCTCGATGAACGTCTCGATGAAGCCGTAATGCACGACGTTTCCTTCGGTGGTCTGCAAAAATCCTTGCTTCTGCCAGAGGTCATAGTTCACATGATCACGTCGCACGCGCAGGTCGATGTTCTCTTCCGGAATCCAGAAGAACGGTAGTACAAAGTATTTGTCGTCTTCATCCAGCGGTGGGAAAACCAGAACGAATGCAGTGATATCCGTACTGGACGAAAGGTCAAGTCCGCCGTAGCAGACGCGGCCTTTCAGCATCTCTTGATCAACCGGGAACGCGCATTTATCCCACGCATCCATCGGCATCCAACGGATCGCCTGTTTGACCCACTGGTTCAAACGAAGCTGTCGGAACGCGTTTTCTTCGGCGGGGTTCTGCTGTGCGCTCTCGCAGGCGGCTTTGACCTTGTCGACGCCCACCGTGATCCCCAGCGACGGATTGGCTTTCTTCCACACCTTCGGATCGGTCCAGGAATCGTTCTCCTCGGTGCCGTAGATCACAGGGTAGAACGTCGCGTCTGTTTTTCTTCCGTCGAGAATATCCTTCGCCTTCGAATGCACTTCCCAGCAAATGGAGTTGGTGTTGTCTCCCGC